TAATGATGAGCAATATTCCCGCTCCGGGTAATTGCCATAAACCAAGTCGTTCCCTGAGTCCAACCTAACGAATCATAGGCGGAGCGTGGATTAGCATCAACAATCGTGCCCGCATGATGGTGTCGGTTAGTCAAATGAAAGGCTCCCCCAAACTCAGTGAGGTAGATTTCCCACCCATTATTATCTAATACATATCTACCCATTATATGCTGAGAGACTGAAGCACTTGACCAGTTAAACCAGCAGAGAATAGTGTAATCCTGGGTAATAATGTTCATCTGAGTAGTAGCAGCACCAGCAGCATCCATGTATTGCTCATTAGCCACCACGAACTCTATTATCCATACCCCCGATGGTAACTGTACCCACGCCGGAGCAGCAGCACCCGCAGCGAATGCAGCATGGCTATGAAACCTGCTATCATCGGGCAAGCCATCGGCAGGAGTTCCCGAACCATACGGGCTCCAGTAACGATGCCCAGAGAATATCTTACCTCTTGTTAAACTCATACTCCGAACCACCCTCTTTGACTGTTAAACTTATCCCATACTTGGGCAGCAGTCATGGCATAATTTGCTATTTGAGTTATTAGTGACTGCCCATCGTATTCCCACATTGGGGCACCTATGTGGAGAGCTGTCCCCAAACAGGTAGCTGTATTTGAATAGTAAATTGTAGTAATTGCATCATCAATTGTCTTAGTTGGTGTTGGGTCAAATGCTCCATCTACTACCAATTCAAATGTTCCAGCGTCAAATACCATTCCTACTTGATGCCATGATCCATCGTAGACAACTATACTACTGTAATAGCTCTTACAATGCCCGCCTACTGTGCCATCATCAGATATAAAGCCACTTAACAATCCACCACCAGCCGATGCCCCTAAATCCCAACTCCTCTGTTGTAGGTTATCGTCAAACTTACTGGCTACTGATTGTGTGGCTGCTGGTGGGTCAGCCTTCACCCATGCCAACACTGATATGCAGGGCGATATGTTAATTAGGCTATCCGCAGTGCCACAGTTAATATATTGGCTACTGGCAGCGACATAATTGTTTACCCATATTCCACCAGGTAACCCTACCCATGTTGGAGCATTGACGAATACCCCATCATTCCTAAACCGGCTCAAATCCTCTATAACATTAGGCGGAGCAACTAAGCCTCTATATAGCCTGGGTCTTAATACATAACTGCTAGTTCTCATTATCTATCACTTACAATATAGATTTTCACTTTCCTCTACTTTATGGCTGAGTTGGAACCCTCTGGAACTCAACCTTTATTATTGCCTTGCCCGTATTAGGCTCTGAACCTCCATTTACATAATAGGCTAGTACTATTCTTGCCGTTGCTATGTAGCCATTGTCCGTCCCAAGAACCACAACTTTGACCCCAGTTGTAGAAACATCAATAGCGGTAGCGATAGAATCGGTGTCAGCAGCATAGCCGACAGTAAGTATATCAGTACCATCTGAATTAAATGCCTCGGTAACATGGCAATATACAGTCATTATGTAACTGGCAACAGGGATAGTGCCCATAGCAGGATTCTGAGAAGCAGATGTTACCCAAACATCCTTAGATATGGGGTTATTATCTACGGCCCACTGGACACCATTCTTGTCAATGTTATTGATATAGATAATACCAGTAGCAGACGCATTGATATTGAGGTCGTTTGTGCATCCTTCCCAGTTATTCCCCAATATCATAATACGAAGTGAAGCCGCCCCTATAGCCATAGGTGCACTACAACCTATAATTCTATTGCCTTGAATTATCCAATCGTCTGCTGCTGCCTCAATGGAGATTCCGTTAGAGGCAGTTATCTGCTGTATAATGTTATTGGCTACAACCCAGTCATCGCAGTCAGCATCATTAACCTGGATAAACTTATACTTAGTTTTGGAAACATTACCTGTTATGGTTATCCTGTGATTGTTGGTAGCGCCAGTATCAATGCCATTATGAAAATCATCATCGCCTGCCCCTCGTGTCTCCTTAAAGATATTATTGGAGATAACTATATCAGCAACAGTTGACAGGAAGATTCCCTTTGCCCCAGCCGTAGTGCCTATATCAACAAATGAGTTACCATCTATGGTTATAAACTGAGTAGTTACAGGACCAGTAGCATATTGTTCTAAGTCAATTCCAGGATACCCACCCTGCGTGTTATAGAAGGTATTGCCAACGATGTCTATGTACTTTGAACCCCAAATATGTATAGATTCTTGGAGGGACTGATAGAACATACAATTTACAACACTACCTCGCTCTGATTGCTTATATCTTACACCACCACCATCGGCAACTGCCTCAAAGTAGCAGTTGGAGACTGCTACATCATAACAGGCAGCATTTTCACCTACGCTGACATGGCAGTATCCATTGCCAGAGAAGTAAGAGTTAGTAATTACTACTGCTCTTGCCCCTAAGTCAATGTTTATCCCAGGATTTAAGAGACTACCTATGACATGACAATTGTCAACAGTTAATCCTATGCAATTAGTCAACCAAGCTATACCAGAATCACCGTTTGCCTCAAAGTGACATGAGGCTACTCGCCAGTTCTCAGAGCTATTACCATAAATGCCAGGTTGACAGAGAGTAAAGTAGCAGTTCTCAATTAGACCGTCATCAGCATTGGTTAGAGTAATCCCAGGTCCTGTAAAGGCGGTTTGGTTAGTGTAATTACCATCAAAGGACAAATCCCTAATGGTCCAGCCGTGCCCACCAACAGTGATGATAGGGGCATCTGAACCGTTGGCTAGAAAGAGAATTGTTCCTCTACCCATACCCTCAAGGTTCACATTGGCAACAGCAGCAGTTATAGTCCCATCAATAGTAAAAGTGCCTGCATGTAAAATAACCTTGCAGCCGGTATCAATGGCAGCGTTGATTTGGGTTTCTTGAGATGTGCCCTGACCTATTGAACATCTATCACCATAAATCCCGTTAAATATCCCAGCCATAAATCTATCTATAGCCGGAGCATCTGAGGGGAAAACAACAGCAGAGCCAGGAAGCAAGCCAGCATTACGAACCCATGTCGCCCCTACAGCAACTGTGGGCATCACTACAAAGGCGATTAAGCATACTGCCAGGAGCAGTGCTTTATTCTTAACAAGTCTATCCAATAGTTTCATCACAACCCCCTTAGATTCCTATTGCGTTCTTAATAATCTTATCAGCACCGAAACCCGCTACAAATGCTAGTTCAAGGTCGGGTAAACCAACTGAGATAGCCGCCGAATACTGACCGAGAAATATAAAAGCGGCTATGGCAGCTATAATAGCGGAGGCAACAACCCTTTCCCATTGCAAACCTTCAACATCACCTGTCTTCTTTGCATCAAGGCGAGCCCGTGCCCATCCCAATATCGGGGCTAAAACGCCCCCTATAAATACTGCCACCGGTATCCACATTGGACTCATATCTAAAAACATATCAACCTCCTCTTGTAATAATAGCTAACTCAGTTAGAGCGCAGGTTTCACCAGCACCATCACCTGCCACCGTGCTGCGGAATTGAATTTTATATCCATAGTATACAGGCACGATAACAGGAGCGGGGAAAGCCCACTCCACCCCAGAAAAGAAGTCTGTATCTTGTACCGCTTGAGCAGCGAAGGGGAATATCTTAGTGCTACCTAGAGCCTCAATAATCCTGAATTGACATAAGCCAGCCCATGCCCCAGCTATCGTTAGCGTAATTCCCCACAACTCCTCTTGCACAGCTATAGCACTCATATCTAACAGGTCTTTCCATGCTACCCCATTTACATCGGTAGCAATAACAGTGCGAGTGCTAAACATTGTTAAACCGCTAGGTATAGTTAATTTCATTTCTCACACTCCAAAGAGCCATCGCTCAGATTCAAATGAGTTGCTAATTTGCCCAGCAGGACGAGCAAAGTTATACATTTGGAACTTGCTCTCCATACCATCTATGCTGTTGAAAGACTTGCCTAAAGTAAGTGCTATTGCAGGATTATGAATAATGGTTACAGCACCTACAGTATTTGAGGCTCTTTCTACGCCATCTATGAATACTTTTATGTCTGCTCCATCATATCTATCGGCATATCTATGCCATTCACCTTCAGCAACCCAAGGGCTAATATCCACTGCAACTTCCCTGTTAGCAGGGACTTCAATACAATTTTTATAAATCCAGCCATCATAAACAGCCCAATATCCCGATGTAACCCAGACAAACTTTTGATAAGGATTGGATTCAGTTGCTGTGGCGTGCATAGTTGTGATATTCATCCAGTATTCTATAGTATATTGTTGGATTTCCAAGCTCTCGTGAGTGCCAATAGTAATATAGGCGCTCGGTGTCCTGGTAAATACCAAAGCCCACTGACCAGTAGGTAACTGTGTCCATGTAGGTGCTACAACGCCAAAAGTCCCATCATTTTTGTAACGGCTCTGGTCATGGAGAATGGCAACACCAGGCGTAACACCGCCAAACTGGTTAGCTACGTCTAATACTAATCCTCTTGTAATACTCATTATCCGCCCCTTATAGCATCAAAGCGACAGTAAGTAAGGGTATTCCAGCCACCACCGATTGCCGCTTGCTGTGCAGTAATCCTTACATGCTGTCTGTAGTATCCTGGGGTTGGCTGAATATCGGTATTAGCATTCCTCGGATGACAAGTAATCACCGGAGTTGGCAAAGCAGCCGCCAGAAATATCTCGGCGGATATAAGACGGAGATTAGTACCATCAACCATTTCATAGAATCTTATTGACGTATTCTCACCGCCTCCAAAGTTAAGTCCAGTCCAGTCTATCTTGAGTCCTGGGAAGTAGAATGGATGCGCTGCTGGTACATCTGCAGCAGCAGGATACTCATAAAGAATCTGCTCTGCACCTGTCATAAGCAGCGTGAGATTATTCCCACCTGCCAAGTCCAGTGTAGACAGCCATTCCTCCATCAAATCTTGTATTGTATAAGCACCACCCTGGACATTCAGGATATGAACTGGCATAATTACCCATGCCACACCGTTCCACATATAGGTGCGTCCAGTATCCGTCTCATAAAATGTTGAGCCAACGAAGCGAGGAGCTGCAGGTTTTACATCTCCGCTTAATCCTTCCCATCGTTGTATAGAGCCAATCATCAATACTGCCATAACGAAAACCTCCTAGTAATCGTAGTTCTTAACAAACGAAAGTCCCGATGCTGTAAACCCTGCCAGCAGTTGCGGAGTCTATCATGCAAACAAATAACTTGGCATTCAAGGTTGCTATGGTCATCGTCCCTACCATAGTCCATTGAGCGCTGGCATCGGTATTGAGCGTTACCGTCTGATTGCCCGGGTTACGATAGATAAAATAGAACGAAGTGTCTGCTTGCCATCCTGGGATTGCAGCGACAACAGCAGCCACAGTGGGCATAACTACCGCAATACCACCTGTATTAGTAGTATCGTCAACTATGCCACCCAGTAATTCAGCAGCCGTCAAAGTATAGCCAGCAGCAGAGGTTTTTACACTTATTACCATACGAGGGAACGATAGGCTACTTTGGAATATTGGAGTGGTGGTTAACTGCAATGCGCCCAATTCTGCATTGTAGAAGATTCTGCCCTCGGTGCTTAGTATTTCAAAGTCCTGGTCACGAAGGTCTGAACCAACCTGGATTTTATGCCCTTGTATTCTGAGCATTATCCCTTCTCTGGTAATATTGCCCTTCGCCATTATGGTAAAATCTGTGTCTGTTTCTATAAAATCTCCATTTATACCCATGACTTACCTCCTAATATCCAAACGATTCTTCAAATGGGTAGACGTAACCGTCCCAATAGATAGGCCCTACCCATGCTAGCCCATTCCACATATAGGTATAGCCGGTATCTGTCTCAAGAAACAGCCAACCGACCTGAAAAGGCAAAGTTGCTGTGGGCGTGGGTTTAACATCCGTGCTTAACCCTTCCCACTTCAAAGCAGGATTACACATTAGAACTGCCATAATTATTACTCCTGGTTATTACAGATGGGCAGCCCACCTTTTTAAGATGAGCCACCCACTTGCTAAGGAGGTGACGCCCGCCCCGAAGGGCGGTGCATCCCTTACGCTACACTCATATAAGAGCCGACTTCCAGCGGTATGTAGAATACTGTCCATTCTATGGAGCCAGTACTTGAAGCTGAAAGCCGTAAATCAAGGGTTCCTACCCTCAAGATTACCCCCTGAGTTGTCATGCCAGGCATGCCACCTGTAGCTTGGGGAACCATCGTGCCAGCTGGAACGCCGGTTATGCCGATAAGGTCATCCTGGGCGTATGTGCCAACCGCAGTTGCAGCAGCAATTACCTCAGTTGTCCCAACCGTTGGGGTTTCTTCAAGGCTCATATTACCTACCGCACCCAATAACGTAGTTATGCGCCCTATAATCAGGGTCATTAGCACATTACCACCTACGATATTAAATATAGCGGTTGCTGCCGTCTGCGGCAGGGTAGCTGTTGGTCTCAACAGTCTATGTCCCAGCTTTTGCATACGGAGCCCTAGCCCGTGCATGTAATTACCATCCATTACCATGATACTATCCTCCTTTGCCTTTATTTTAAGCTACGGTCATATAGGCTCCATCGTCTATCGGTATATAGGTGAGGAACCATTGAACCTCGCCTGTACTAGAGGCTGATTGCCTCCAATCTAAAGTACCAACCCTGAGCACTCGCCCCTGGCAACTCATACCCGGGATACCACCAGTCGCTGCTGGGATAGCGGCAGCATTATCTAAGCCGGTAATACCTATCATATCGCCAGCCGCATACGTGCCAACTGCTAGTGCCGTAGCTATCACCTCAGTAGTACCCGCTGTTGGGTTTTCTTCAAGCGAAAAGTTACCTACTGCACCCAAAAGCACGGTTATCTCACCAGCTATATAGGTCATTAAAACCCTACCACCTACAATATTGAAAATTGCAAAGGCGGTTGTCTGCGGGCAAGTAGTAGCCGCCCTGAATAGCGGTATCCCCATTGATATGTTTTGAAGCTGTCTCTGCGGGACAAATCCTGCCCCTGCTCCTGTAGTCATAGGACTACCTCCTTTGCCGTCTTACAGATAGGCGGCGATTTCATCATCTTGTCTCGGATAGGTATAGCCAGAGCCTTTTTACGGGCCCTGGCTTTCTTGCGTTTCTCTGCGTCAGTCTCCTTATCCATGCCTTACCTTATGCTACTATCGGGTCAGGCATTATCGGTGCATTAGCCATGTACCTGGGCTGCATACAGAGGGCAACGCAGCTTACCAAGCAAACTGTGGCGCAATTGGAGAAGTTGACGCCAACATAGTAATTGGTAAGGGGTGCCACCAGTTCGGAGGCATCAACCTCAATCACATATACCTTATTGTCATCAACATTCTGGGTTATAGCCAAACCACCAGCGCCTACTGTAGTTAGCACTCCTTCAAGTACTGAAACCAACGGGGCACCTGTAGTAGCTACGCGGTAGTTAAAGCCCATCGCCACCCCAGCAGCCAGGCTAGTCGTTGCAGCCAGCACCGTTATGGTACAGGCAGCAGCATTCGTAACGCCAACGGTAATAAGAAAAGCCACATGGTCGTACTTACTCATGTTGACGTGTGCCCCTCGCCTAGCCACACCAGCGGTATCTATTGGTGCTACACAGGACACGATTTTAGCTATTTGACTAAGTTGCATTTTAGCAACCTCCTTGTTTTATTTTTGTTTACGGCCTAACAGCCAGGATTACGAACGGACTCAGAGTTGCAGTACCGCGCTTCGGGGTCAGGTCACTTAACCACCATGGCTGACCATCATATCGGAGTACCCAGCGGAAGGTCTGCTCATCATAGTTGAAGTGATAGTGCATAGAGGTGGCGGTCTTTATTCCGCCGCCCGCCTTCTCAGCTACCAGATACTGGCTGAAGTCACCAACACCAATATCACCAGCAGTGGTAAGTCCTTGCATTTTCTCTGAGAGGAATAGAGGCCGTCCCATAAGCGTCCCGAAGGGACCACCGGCTAAACCATTCGCTGGCATATAGACAGGAACACCACCGGCGCCGACAGCCATAGACATACTAGCTAACTGAGGGAAGCACTCAATATTTGCTACCCATACAGCCTTCGCCATAGAGCGAGGATGCAGACGGCTCCACATATTGACTATGTTCTGCCATAGGATGGTGTTGATTGGCTGCGCTGGTTCAATCGCCTGTGTTATCAGGCAGGGATTACCAGCGTTGAAAGCGCCCAGCGGCATATTCACACCAGTACCCTGAAGATATGCGTCATCTTCCTCAAATGCTATTGCCCCACCAAATAGGGTATTCAGCAAAGGAGGAATAGATAACGGGCTATCCTCAAGTAGCTCATCGGTGACATAGACGAAGCCGGTCAGCTTATGGAGGGTCAGATAAACACGGTTTAACTGAGGCTTGGTCGGGGTCTTGCTAGCATGTTCAGCCGTCTTGGCAGGAATTATGCCTCCGAAGTAGTTTGTGTTGTGATTACTATCAACCACCGCGGGAATACCGATACGATTAGTTTGCATCGGTATTTTGGTCGCTCTTGCTTTTACAATGGAATCCTCAAGAGCAGTGATGAGTAGCTGATTGGCAAACTCATCGGGCACAAGGTAGCCGCCCTGTGACATATCGCCTTCGTTCATGGTTCCAGCGATTTTCTGAACAGCGTTTTCCCATGCCCTCAGCTTGGTAAAGTGCTGTGTGCCATAGTATTTCGCTCCCCTACCGGCAATGGCAAGGATGAACTCACCATGGTCACGAAACCCGCCTTTCGGGTCTGCCATGATTTTATCCTCTGGGCTATCCCCAGGGACTAGCCGTGTATCATCGTCTATTTCAAGCGCAACAGCACCAGGGTTAAACTTGTGGTCAGATTCCAGAACACCACTTTGTTTTATGCCATCGGCTACAATGCTGGCTATTTCCATTTGTTCTTCTTTTGTAAGTGGCATTTTAATGCCTCCTTTTATCGTATTCTTTTGCCTTTTAACTTGGCGATAACAAGATTTGCTACCTCAGCCACTTCTATTGCCCGCTGCTTTGTATCAGCAATAGGCTCAGGTGGCATTACCTGCTTCTCACCATCTTCCTCAGTAGGACTAGCACTATCTAATACCTCCTGGGCAAGCTGCTGTATTTGGGTTAGCCTGTCCTTGTTCTTGGCATTTAGTACCGCTCCCACTTTGGCTTCTATGTCAACGGGAATGTCGGCTCCCGGATACCGCCTTATGATAGTAGCCGCTAGTTTCATTGCCCCTTCCTGGTGCTCTTGCTTCAGGCCATTATGAGCAATCAGGGCGTTAAGATAATCCATCTCGTCTACTATCTCAGCTTGGCTAATGTCTTTGGGTTTGGGTGACTCAGTAAGTCCCTCACTTTCACCACTAGCCGCCTCAAATGTACCATCATGGTCTTTACAATGCGTCCTAGCCTCACCTGCCGTCCATGTATCCTTAGCATAACGATAAGCCTGCTCAGTCATAGTCGTTTCATCCTTTAATCGCCCACTGATTATGCTATACGTTTTGCCATCATGCT